GAGGAAAATATAGATGAAGACCTTTAAAAGTTTTCTTTTTAGTCTAGACGAAGTTAAGACCGTTGGTCTTAAAAATAAACTCGCTAAGACTACTTACATGGCACAAATGAAGGACCCTGGAGACCTTGAGGACGTAGGTCCTGAAGAGGTTGGTCCAGCAGGTGTTAAATCTGGTAGCGGTAAAAGACCTGCGGACAGACTTGACAACAAGCAAGCATTTGGCGAAGAGGCATATGCAACTATCAAAGCAAAAGTGACAGAAGAAAAAGATCAAGACGCTTTGATTGCATTGTACGATTCACTCACAGAAGAAAATCAAAAAATCTTTTTAGAAAATTTTGAAAAAGATTCAGATAAAATTCTTCAGTTTGCTCTCTCATTAATCGAGGAGTAATTAAATGGCTGATACAGTAACCTCACAAAAATTAAAAGACCATGCAACAGCATGGGCGTACAAGTTTACAAATGAATCTGATGGTACAGGTGAGACTAATGTTCTCAAGGTTGATGTATCAGGTTTAACTGCCGCGTCAAACACCGCACTTACTAATCAGAGAGTAAACATTAATAAAATTACTTGGTCAATTGCAGGCGCAAATACCAAAGTAAAACTTATGTGGTCTGGCGATACGCCAAACACAATCGCCTATCTATCAGGTTCAGGCACAATGGACCTTGCAACAAACTTAACTGCACCAATCACAAATAATATTGCAAACACCAACGGCGACATTTACTTGTCAACATTTGGACATGTTGCAGGTGCTGGTTATACAATTATTGTTGAAGGCAAGAAAACCGCAGGCTTCACAAGCCGCGAGACAACAGACGATGGAGAATCTCCATGAGATTAATTTCAGAAATTAACGAAGAAGTTAAATTCGTTACCGAGGCTACAGAGTCCGGTAAGAAAGAACTTTTTATTGAAGGTATCTTCATGATGGCTGAAGAGCCAAATCGTAACAAACGAATCTATCCAATGGAAGTTTTGAAGCGCGAAGCAGGTCGTTACATTAACGAGTATGTTAATAAAAATCGTGCATATGGTGAATTAGGACATCCAGAAGGTCCTACAATCAATCTAGAACGTGTGTCGCACATGATTAAAGAATTGCGCCAAGATGGTAATAATTTTATTGGTAAAGCAAAGATCATGGACACGCCATATGGTAACATTGTAAAAAATCTAATTGGTGAAGGTGCATCACTTGGTGTATCTACAAGAGGACTTGGTTCTCTTACACAAACTAAAGAGGGTTACAATGTTGTGCAAGACGATTTTTATCTTGCAACTGCCGCAGATATTGTAGCAGACCCATCAGCACCGAACGCATTCGTACATGGTATCATGGAAAACAAAGAATGGGTATTTGTAAACGGTCGTTGGACAGAACAACATATTGAAGAATCAAAAACAGCAATTAAGAAGGCTAGTTCGAAAGATTTAGAAAAAATCAAAATCAAAATTTTCGAAAACTTCATCAATAAACTGTAAAAATATTATAAATAGATACTAGCAAACCTCAAATACTCAAAAGGAGAGAGCATCATGACAGAACAAGTAAAAGACAAGGTCGAAGACCTTGAAAAGAAAAACTTAGAAGAAGGTGAGATGCCTGCCGCTCTTAAAGCCTATATCGATAAAAAAGGTAAAAAAGGCGAAAAAGAGAAAGAGGATGATGCCGAGGACGATGATAGCGAAGACAAGAAGGAAGTAAAAGAGAAAAAACAAGCGAAAATGAAAGAAGACATTGACGCTATTTTCTCTGGTGAAGAACTTTCTGAAGAATTCAAAACCAACGCCAAGGCAATCTTCGAAGCAGCCGTAGCATCCCGTGTTTCAGAAATTGAAACAGACCTTCAAGAACAATTCGATACCAAACTTAACGAACAGGTAGACGAAATTGTTTCAGGTATCGTTGACAAAGTTGACGAATATTTGGAATATGTCGTTACTGAGTGGACAGAAGAACACAAAGTTGGTATTGAGAAAAATCTAAAAGCAGAAGTTGCTGAAGACTTTATGGTAGGTCTAAAGAATCTTTTCGTTGAAAACTACATTGACATTCCAGAAGACAAGGTAGACTTAGTAGACGAAATGACAAAGAAACTGCAAAACGCAGAGACCGATTTAGATAAAAAAATCACAGAAAATGCTGATTTAGTTGCAGAATTGAACACATACAAGAAAGAACAAGCCGTTCACGCAGTAACAGAAGGTCTTTCAGAAGTTCAAATTGCAAAACTAAAATCACTCGCAGAAAACATTGAATTCATTTCTGAACAAGATTACAAAGATAAACTTACTCTTACAAAGAAAAAGTACTTTGAATCTAAAGAAACTGAGCAAACTGCGGTTTCTGAATCAAAGAAAGATTTAGATTCTGCTGATTCTGAATTGGAAGAATCTTTTAGCCCTATCATGGAACACTATGTCAAGAACATTTCCAAGATAGTGAAAAGATAAGAAATTATAAATAACATCAGAGTTTATCAAATACTCAAAGGAGAAAAATATGTCAGACGCATTACTTAAAAAATGGGCACCCGTTCTTGATCACTCAGAACTTCCAGCGATCAAGGATTCCCACAGACGCGCAGTTGTAGCACAACTTCTTGAGAACCAAGAATTAGATGGTCGCTCGAATTCTTCAGCAGGCTATCGTAATCCTACTAGCCTTCTTAACGAAGATGCTCCAACTAACGCAATGGGCGCTTCATCTTCAACAGCAGGCGATGGTAACATCGACCTTTACGATCCAGTACTTATCAGCCTAGTACGCCGTGCGGCACCTAATCTTATCGCTTATGATATTTGCGGTGTTCAGCCAATGACAGGACCAACTGGTCTTATCTTCGCTATGCGTTCACGCTACTCAGGCATGAACGGTACTGAAGCATTGTTCAACGAAGCAAACACTGGCTTCTCTGGCGATGTAGGCGATCAAACAGGCGCAACAGCCGCCCTTGCAAACGCTACAAACTACACCGTTAAAGGTGGTATGTCTACAGCGGTTGCTGAAGGTCTTGGCGGTGGCGGTTCAAACGCGGACTTCAACGAGATGGCATTCAGCATCGAAAAGATTTCCGTTGTTGCTAAGAGCCGTGCGCTAAAAGCAGAATACACAATGGAACTTGCACAAGACTTGAAAGCAGTTCATGGTCTTGATGCAGAGCAAGAACTTGCTAACATCCTTTCAACAGAAATTCTTGCAGAAATTAACCGCGAAGTAGTTCGTCAAGTTAACATCTCTGCAACAGTAGGCGCACAAGAAAACGTGGCTGCCGCTGGTACTTTCGACCTTGACGTTGACGCTAACGGTCGTTGGTCAGTTGAAAAATTCAAGGGCTTGATGTTCCAATTGGAACGTGAGTCTAACGCAATTGCTAAGGCAACTCGCCGTGGTAAGGGTAATGTGATGATCTGTTCTTCAGACGTTGCATCAGCACTTCAAATGGCTGGCGTTCTAGATTACACACCAGCATTGTCAAACAACCTACAAGTTGATGACACAGGCAACACATTCGCAGGTGTTCTAAACGGTCGTATCAAGGTTTACATTGACCCATACTTCGCATCTTCATCTGGCGTACACTACGCAACTATCGGCTACAAGGGCACTTCAGCATTTGACGCTGGTATGTTCTACTGCCCATACGTTCCTCTACAGATGGTTCGTGCAGTTGGTCAAGATTCATTCCAGCCACGTATCGGATTTAAGACCCGTTACGGCATGGTAGCGAACCCATTCGCAACCTCTGCGGCTGACGGTGTAATCAACTTCAGCAACAAGAACATCTACTATCGTAGATTCGCAATCGCGAACTTGATGTAATCATTAAGCCGGCACAGATCGGATTTGAGAGGGACCTTCGGGTCCCTCTTTTTTTGTCTTATAAATACATGATGACAATAAGGCACAGATATGGCGACATATAATCAAACACCTACCAACAAGAGTTTTCTTTCGAATAACAAGTATGAATTTGTTATTGATAGACTACCTCACGTTACATTTTTTATACAGTCCGTTGTAATACCGGACGTATCACTTGTTGGTACGCAAGTACCATCTCCATATGTTTCTGTACCAATTCCAGGCAACATTCTAAACTATGGTGAATTGACAGTCACTTATATTATGGATGAAGATATGAAAGCATGGCGCGAAATATATGACTGGATGTACAATCTAGGTAATCCAGAATCTAAAAATAAGATTGGTGATCTTACACAAACGCTAGGTAGACGCAACAGCGTTACCTCAGATGCATCGTTGTTAATTAAATCAAACGCAAACAATCCTCGCGTAAAGTTTACCTTTAAAGATATTTTTCCTACTACACTTGGTGGACTTACCCTATCTAGTACCGAGGGGCAAGAGTTTATTACTTCAACTATTTCTTTCCTATACAGTCATTACACAGTAGATTCGATTTGACATTCACATTGGTTTGTGTTATTATGTTATGAATTGGATCCATATGGAGGAGTGTGATGACTTTAGATCAATTGATGGAAGAATGGAAGAAAGATGCACCAGTAGATTCTACTGAGTTGGCCATTGCTTCGCTTAAAATACCAGAACTACATAGTAAGTACCTCAAAATTTATTTTGAAGAAAGACGTAAACTCAAAGGCTTAGAGTTTCAGTCTAAAGAATTGTTTTTGAAGAAATATGAATATTATAACGGGCGTATGTCTGAAGAAGAGTTAGAACAACTTGGTTGGGAACCTTTCATGAAACGCCTAATGAAAAATGAAATTGACATGTATATTGATTCTGACAAGGAAATCATTGAGAAGAATATGAGAATCGTCATGCAAAAGGAAAAACTAGACTTCCTTGAAGAGGTGATCAAGAATCTCAATCAGAGAAACTTTCAGATTAAGAATGCAATTGAATGGAGAAAGTTTACTCAAGGTGTCGCATAACTCTATCACTATCTCTAAGGTAAATGAAGTATATGCTAAGATACATTGCGAACGTGGAGAAGCAATGGAACTTAGCGAGTATTTCACCTTCTATGTTCCCGGATATAAATTTATGCCTGCGTTCAGGAATAAAATCTGGGATGGAAAGATTCGTCTATTCAATACACAGAATCATAACATCTATTATGGCTTAATGCCGTACATAGAAAAGTTTTGTCATGAGCGTGATTACCTTATAGAATATGATGCGTCAGTTGATCTTGCAGATGAATTTTCAGAGAATGAAGCAGACGAATTTATTGCTAAACTCAAACTGCCGCATGAAGTAAGAGACTATCAAAAGAAAGCATTTATCTACGCTATAAGAAATAGAAGAGGGCTTCTAGTTTCACCAACTGCGTCAGGTAAATCTCTTATCATCTATCTTATTACAAGATACCTCAAAGGTAAGACACT